TTGTGGCATATGATAAGTTAGTTAATGATTTTAATGATCGTGACGCAGTATTGCTAACAGGATCAACAGATAATGAATTCTGTAAGGTCGCATGGCGTAATGCACATGAAGATCTAAAGAAAACCAACTCCTGGTCTTTTGCAGATCAAATTCGTGAATGGCAATATAACGGAAAAGAAGAAAGTTTTACTGGTTTAGCAGAACAACTTGGTATTCTAAATGAGGATGGCGTTGCTCTTCGTGCAACCTTTATCATTGATCCAGACAATGTTATTCAACATGTTACAGTCAACAATCTAAACGTTGGTCGTAGCCCCGAAGAAACATTGCGTATTCTTGATGCACTTCAAACAGGAGAACTCTGCGCCTGCAATAGAAGTCTTGGCGAAGAAACCTTGTGAGTTGGGTAGATAAAGTAAAGGAACTTGTTCCTGAGTATGCTAAAGACATTAAGTTAAATCTTGATGCTGTGATCAATAGAAGTAGTTTTGATTACGATTACTCTTCATCTCTCGCCCTTGCAGCAGCACTTGCAACAGGTAATCAGGACATCGTTGCCATGATTTCTGCTGGTGTTATAGATGAGGTAGAAAAAAATGCAGCCTTTACTGCAGCAGCATTGATGGCACAAAATAATGTTTGGTATCCATATACTGAAATGGCTGATGATCCTAATTTAACTGGACTACCAGCACAACTTAGAATGAATGCTGTTGCATCTCATGGCGGTACAACTAAGGCGAAGTTTGAATCTTATGCACTTATTGCATCAATTATTGGCAAATGTCATTTTTGTGTAAAAGCACACTATGAAACATTAAAACAAGAAGGGTGCACAACTGAGCAACTTCGTGATATTGGAAGAATTGCTGCAACAATTAATGCCATTGCTAAGGTTGTCGTAGCGTAATGGTTGCCTCCTTAACTCAGGGGTAGAGTACCCGCCTTGTAAGCGGGTTGTCGTAGGTTCAAATCCTACAGGAGGCTCTGATATAATATATTATGCAAAAAACAATAAAAATAGTTACATATCCAAGATGTGGGTCAAGTTATTTGTATTGGCTACTTTCTACTTCTTTTGGAAAAAATATTTTAAAAACACATCTTTTTGATAAAGAACTTATAAATACTTTTTCTGAATCAGATTATATAGTTACTGTATTAAGAGATCCATTAGATGCCATATCTTCATTTATTGCAATGGAATCTTTTTATTGGAGAAAAGATCAAACTTTAGAAGAATATTTAGAAGAAAAAATACCTACAAGAATATTTGATTATGTGGATTTTTATGAAACAATTATGGAAATTGCAGATTTGATATTAGATTATAAAGAAATAAACATATTTAGAAATACAGTTGTAAAAAAAATTAGCGATGATACTCTAAATAAAATTGTAAATTATGATTATATAGATTTGGTAAAAGATGATAAAGATCATTATTTTTTAAGAACTTCTTTAAAATCAGAAGAGTATATGTATATAAAAAATAAAATTATAGAATCAGATCTTTCTGATTGTTATAATATTTATAATAAGTGTAAAGAATTAGTTACTAGTTTTATAAAGTAAATTTATAATCATCAAAAGATATTGAAACTGCATGTCTTGGGCAAAGAGATTCAACGCTATGCCTTATATCTCTTGGTATATACATCAAATCCCCCCTTGAAAGAACATGCGTATATCTTAAATTATCAAAATTATCAAAAATTCTCCATAAAGATTCGCCATCACCTTGAACAAAAAATCCATCTGCTGCATCTGAATGTATCGTAGGTTGAAAATCTTCTTTTGGGCTTACTCCATCATCAGTAATTATTAAGTGATTAGGCCATTGGTGTGTGTTGTCTGAATTAAATTTATCTTTTAATTGAATTGCGTCTTTATCATTTATTTTATTATTAGTAGCACTAATAAAATGAATAATTGTCAAAGCGCTAAATAATTGTCCATTATGTATTTTAGAAATTAAAGAAATTAGTTCATTATAAATATTAGAATATAAAGAAGAATTTCTTATTGCCATTGTAGCAAAAGAAACATACTCTAAATCTTTTGTGCCTTTTGCTTGATCATATAAGTTACTAATTTGATTCCAAGTAGGCACTCCATCATAAAAATTTTTTACTACAAAAACATCTCTATTTTGAATAGACTGTAGTATATTTTTTTCTGTTATCATTTTGTTTTTTTTGTTTTAGCCTTTACTTGCCATACTGGTAACTTTAGTTCGTCTCCAGACCACTCATAACCTAATAACTTAACAATAAATTTAATAATTTTAATACGCATTATTTCACCTCTTTACCAAACTTAGCCCAGACTCTTTCATGTATATAATAGCCAAGTGATTCCCAAGCAATATATCCAAGTGCTCCAAGAGTTGCGTATTCATATTCTACTTCCCCAGTGATCATATAAGTAACTACTGCAATAATTCCAGCAACCCCTATTAAATGAAAGGTTTCCCAACTAAGTGTTTTTAATAAACTTTTCTTTTTTGATTCCATTTTATTTATCCTTTTTGTTATATTCACCATATTTACCAAGTATTGCTTTAACTGTACCGTCTTTACGAAGACGAACAACATTTCCATTTTTAATCTGTATAGGATTAAATTTTCTACTAGGCTTATATTGTCCAGAAGACATTTCCACTACCACGCTTTCTATTGGTTTGTTTTTCAATAGGATTGAATATATCTGAAAATACTTTTTTATCTTTTTCAGCATTAACTATTCTCCTTGACCAAGAATAGCCAGCATCCCCACCCCATGCAAGCCACATGATGTACCCATTAGATGGATTAGATTGACTTCCCCAATCCTTCCCTTTTTTATCTACCTCGTGACGAGAAAAATAAGAATACATTCTTTTAACTGTGCTTAGTGAAAGTGATTCGCCTCTTGCTAATTGTCCTGCACGAGTCCATCCTACTGATGTACCCGCACCTTTTGCCTTACCCTGTTCTTTAAATCTAATTGCCTTTCTTGCTGCTGCACGAGCACCTGATGGTGGCGAATATCCATCTGCTTTAGATACTTCATCTGTTTCATAAACAACAGTATCGTCATCTTCCCAAAGATCATCTGCTTTTTTTGCAGGTACGCAATTAGGAACTGGCCTACCGTTTGCACCTGGTTTCATTCCACGCTGTACATATCCTTCCCAGCAGGGGGCCTGTTTCTCTAATTCTTCTGGACAGCAGTCAGACATAATAATAGTATATCACATATTATGGTAGAATTGATGTATGGAAGAAAATTTAACTCCAGAACAGCAGGCTGAGGTTTTTGTTCATAAAATAATGCAGGCAACAAAAGATAGGATAATATCTATTTTGCAGCCTCAATTTGATAAAATATCAAATGGAGATCATCATTTTGATAAAGGCCTTGCTGACGCTATTATTACAGACATCAAAAACGCATAATAAAAGAGCAGTTTATACACATGCTCAGGTGTTTGATAGTATTATTATTTACTTGATTTTTATTGTTTTGGGCTTCTTTTCTTCTGGAATGTTTCGTTCCACAAAGACGCTAAGAATACCATCTGCCATTTCAGCACGATCAACCTCCATATACTCTCCGAGAGCAAAGGTGCGTGTGAATTTGCGAGTTGCGATACCCTTATGGAGAACCTGATTTTCAGTCTCCTCGGTCTTCTCACCCTTTACTATAAGACTTCCATTATCCACAGAAACCTCTACCTCGTCCTTACTGAAACCAGCAAGGGCTAAAGATAGTTTGTAAGTATCCTCATCGATCTTTACCACATCATATGGTGGATAAGACTGACGAGTTGCCTCACGATGAATGTTTGAAAGACGGTCCAACTCTCTGTTGAAACCAATAAAAAATGGATCTTTAAATAGATCCAATGCAAATGAACTTACCATAATTTCCTCCTTATTAAGCGAGTTCGTTTATACCCCCCTTTGGGCAGGTACATATATATTATAACATAAGAAAACGGATCAGCCAAAAAACTGATCCGTAATCTATTTTTAATTACTTCTTTGCTGCTGTTTTCTTTGCAGGAGCCTTTTTAACCTTTACGGCAGTAAGTGCTTCCTCTACAACAGAAAGAGCAGGTATTCTTCCGAATGCTTTATCGTTAGGATTGAGTGCTCTCAATGCCACTGGTGCAATAGCAGCCAATAACGAGTATGCAAGTGTCTTAGGATCTGTAACCCCAGACATATAAAGTGCAAGTCCAGCACCTAGAACTGATCGTCCATATGATGAAAGCATTGCCTTGTTTTCTTTACTTAGTTTCATTTTTCCTCCTAGGATATGAATCTATTTATGGCATCGTAACCTAGCCATAGTCCAATTATACCAGCAACGCCAGCAAATACTGGAGGGGCTGGAACTGGAAGTTTAAAGGCTGCAAATACTACGCCACAGCCAAAACCTGTTAAAACTGAAAATATTATTTCTTTCATAGTTCATTCTCTTTTATCTTATCTAGTGGTGTAGGAAGTGTTACTAATGTTCCGCACTCTCTACAGTTACCGTCTAAAAAATATAATCCTATTTCATAGTTGACAGGATCAAATTGAACTACGGCATTAAAATATACACATCCACACTGTGGACACTGACATGTTGGAATGCCCCTTGCGTTAATCATTTGGCACATCTTTTGGATACATTTTTTCTAATTTATGAAATGCTTTTTTAAATCTCATGATAGACAACTCATTTGGATTTTCTAAATCATAAATAATTTCATCTCTATATTCAAGTAAGGCTTTATGCAAATCTTCAATATATTTGTATGCAATTTCACGAGTTTCATTTAAAAATGACAATAAATGTTCTTTTTCAATAACACCATCACCTGATTTTGATTGCAAATATTCTACATCTTTTATAGATTGTTCAATTGCAATTAATAACTGTAAATTAATATTCTTTAATCTAATAATAATAATTGAAAGTGCAGTAACTATTGTAAAA